AAAGAGGGGGTATCAATTTTGACACACCCTCTCTTTTTTTTACACTACTTAAAAATAATTGCGCTTTTCTTTGGCAGTTACAAAACTTCTACCTATCTTTGCAATTGTCAAAACCGAGAACAATGTTCTCAAAACAAGGGCGAGATGAACATCAAGCCCCGAACTTATTAAAATTTCGATGGGCTTATTTTTATGCCCATATTGTAGCCCGAGGGCTACGACTTTCGATATTGGCGGATGCCTTCCATGTGATTTAGCCCTTGTGGAGAAATCTCGGTTTTGACGAACAGGAAGAGCATCCGCTTTTTCTGTATCCGTACCCTGCGGATCAGGGCAATGTCAAAACCGAGTGCAATATGCAACAAGTAATCGAATTCGAGAGCTCTGCAAAACAGCAGCCTATCGACGTACGTGCTACGATACAGCGCACCCCTAGCCTCCCCCGGCCCCTCCAAAAGGATGGGAGCAGCAATCCGCGTGCAAATTTCTCTCCCGAAAATTTGCACATTCACTTTTCTTTCGTATCTTTGCAATGTCAAACAGCGGAGACTAATGTCTTCGACGAGCGGGAACTCGCAAAATATCCATCATCTTTTGCTTTTCAGCCACATAAGATATTGACGGCTGCCTTCCATGAGGATTCTGCTTTTCGGAGTATTCTTCGCTGTTTGACGACACGGAAGCGCAGCCGTTTCTGCGTCCGTACCAGCCGGAAGCTGGCAACGTCAAACAGCGAAAAGTAATGGCAACATTATCAGTTCAGCGCACAGCTCAGCGCGCCTTCTCCCTCAAGGAGTGGACCAAGGCAAAGAGTACCTGTAGCCTCTCCCGGCCCCTCCAAAAGGAAGGGAGCAGCAATCCGCGTGCAAATTTCTCTCTCGAAAATTTGCACATTCAGAAAACATTCGTATCTTTGCAACGTCAAAATCTCAGTAAGTCTTGTGCTACTGACGAGCGGGAACTCGCAAAATATCCATCATCTTTTGCTTTTCAGCCACATAAGATATTGACGGCTGCCTTCCAATTGGGATTTTTGCTTTTCAGAAGCATAATTACTGAGGTTTTGACGAACACGGAAGCGCAGCCGTTTCTGCGTCTGTACCCGGCAGTTCCGGGCAACGTCAAAACCTCAGCATAATGGAAACGCAACAGACAATTTCCTTCGAGACCTCTGCCCAGGTGCAGCAACCCCTCGACGTACGTGCTACGATACAGCGCAAAATCAAGTCATTAATATTACGGGGAGAGGCTTGGCTCTCTGCCGAGAGCCGGTTCTACAGCCGTATCGCCGAGTTCCCCGTAACCCGTCGTTTGGTAGTTCGTGTAAACGCTGTATCTTTGTGCATGCTCCTCTCGGCCATAGCCATCGAGCAGCAACCACTCGTAGCCATCACGTCCGCACTCTGCGCCGGCTGGCTCGTCTATCGCATCAACCAAACAGATAAAAAAGGAGGTGAACAATGAAAGGATTAACTACAGCAGAAATGGAAATTAAAATGAATTTCCCTGATATGCTAAAGATGGTAGTAGAATTTGATGTTATTTTTTCAAAACAAGAAGTTGAAAAAAAAGGTCGAGAGATAGCTGCCAGCTTTGATTCTTATTTGCTGCGATATGAGCATAGAGGAAAAGGAGCAACCTTTTACTTTAGCCAAATGGCAAAAAAAGTCGTTACGAATATGGAAGAAGGGCAAGAGGTAACGTTGGTTCAAAGAGATGTTGCAGGAAAAATAATTCCGAGCCTTAGCAGAAAAGGGCGATTAGAGCCCTTTGAGGGTACTGTATATGTAAGTTATATGAGTGGCGATGCAACTGTAAGAGTAGAGTTTGAAGATGATACAGCCAGCTATGCTATTTACAATCTTGTTTTTTCTCAAGATAAGAAAGGAGACCAACAATGAAAATATCCGAAAAAACTTTCTCTGCTGACCAGAAGCGTGTGGACGAACTAAGTAGAAAAGTGCTACTACTCCTTGCCGACAATGACGCTACCGATGGAGAAATCATAGTGGCACTGGCAAAGAGTTCAGCCCTTGGAGTGTTCTTTGCTGCGCAAAAAAACAAAAGTAGCATCACCGGCCGACTTCTATGTAACATTCACGAAAGCTCTTGCAGATATGTATGGAGAAGTAGGCGCGGAACTCGTCACTAAATCGAAACTCATGGAAATGGCAAAGAAAGGGGGTAAACAATGAGCAAGATTAATCTATCAAAAACCACAATCGAGGCTCTCAACGACTTGCTAGACGAATCGGTATTGGAAAACAATATAGACCTAATGGAAGACTGTATCGATGAGTTTCTAAGCGACATCCCTACAGGCGATGAAGAGTCGCGGCAAGTACTCGACAGAGTAGCAAGTCTTAGAAATGTCAGTAAACAATTCTCTACAATTCTTAAAACACTGAAATAAAATGGTAACAGACGAAATTATACAAGAGTGGAAAGATAAGATGGATGAGCATGAACGGAATCAAGTGAGCGTGCTCGATGCATATTTCACCAATCGCAGAAATCTACCCGGAAAGAACATTCTAGATGATGATTTGATAGAAGCCCCGAAATCTACAGCAGAAATCATCGACGAACTAAGCGAAATGATGCCACTCAGCATCAGACTGGTAGCCGACTACATGATGAAACATGAATACGGCTTCACGACTTCGGCAGACGGCATCATTAAATGGGCTATCTGGCGAGACATGAGTGGGCTAATGTAACATCGCCCCATGAATTTTATCACTAAATTTGAGACATTTTTTTAACATTTATATTACAAGGGCATGGCGCGTGAGCGTAGTGTCCTTTTCTTTTTGTATTTTTAGTGCGATAAACCTCTTATTATCTTTGCTTTACAATCATAAAAGCAAAAATAATGATTACTATTAACAGCGGACTTTCAGGGAAATACTTCTCTGCTACAATGCCGGATATTTCATTTGGTATCAACGGCCATCATGCCTCTGTGCGAATGCAGATAGATGGGCAGGATATATTCTTCGAGGACCTCTACCCTGCTTCAGGTGTCATCAATCTACGTGACATCCCGGCACTCATCACCCCATATGCGCGTAAAAGTTTGGCGGTACACTTGGATATTTCCATTTCTGAAAAATTCAACGACGATGCTCCTACCAACAACGCTTCTCTGGCTGCCGACGTAGTATATTGTGAAGCAGACATTGACACTCCTGCCGCAGACTTTATCAATACGCATTTCTTGTCCCTGATGATTGGGACACGCACAACGGCTATAGGGCGCATGGAATACTTGCATTATATCGGTACGGATCAAGCACAGGTACAAGCTCATTATGATGACCACAGCAAGAAGACTTTCACACTGGAACCCATAGCCGGCAATGAGAAATACACTACTATCGATGTCTCTCCTGCACAATTTACAAAAGAAGGACATCTACTCACTTATTATATTGTGACAGCCGGGAAACGAAGTCAAGAATACGATATAGACTTCGCAGCTCCGGACTGTGCCCCTATCCTACTCTTTGATAATTCGTTTGGAGTAGAAGAACTTCTCTATTGCACCGGGACAGCAACCATGGCACCGAGCTTCAAACGAAACGTAGCAAATATTGAAGGGAAGCAACGCAATTACAGCATCGAAGAAACACGAACGATGAAAGCTGATACCGGTGTGATGAACTACGATACTGCAGCATGGACACAGGAGTTGTTCAGATCTAAATTCGTACGAGTCATCACTTTCGTAAAAGGACAAGCCAATATCGGAAAGGAAATACTCATCACCGATTCAAAGACGGAATACACGAATAAGGACGATGAATTACCACGCTTCACTTTCTCTTATCAGTATGCTCAGCACAATCAGAATGTATTGAGCCTGTTGAGGGCTGGCCGAATCTTTGATAACACCTTTGACAACACGTTTAACTAGAAGGGAAATGGTCAGGGTGGTAGAAAAAAAGCAACATGTGATACATTTCAACGAGATGCTGCATGTGCTTGCTATAGCTGAAGAGAGACGGCAGTTGGTCAATATCAAGGCTTGGAAAAGTACAGGAGAAATCGTCGTTTATAAAGGTTGGCTGGTTCATCACGATTATTGGAAAAAGGGATTCGTGAGGTTGCGCAATCCTCTTAACAATGAGATAAGAGCCATTCCAGAAATCTATATTTTCGAAATCAACAATCATCAAGTTTATCTATGAATAATACAGAAAAAAAAATGCAACTAGAGCAAACCGGCCAAAATGGTGAATACGCCCGATACAAAGTGGTGCCAAGTGGTGTCGGTGGCTCTTATATGGATAATATGTCTTCTGAATATGGGCAGGATTCTAATACTGTGTTCGACGATAACGCCTTTGGAAGGGTGAACCATTTGCCCTTGGAAATCAACGGCAAAAAATATGAATATGTACCATGGGGTGAGGATGACCAGCTACCTTATGAAATATTGAAGCGTTTGAGTGATAACATGATAACGGCACAGTGTCAAGCTTTCAATATATTATGTTGCTATGGCCAAGGTGTCCGATTCGTTGATAGGAAAGAAAAAAAGGATATTGACGATAAGGAAATACTAGACTTCTGTCTTCATAACTCTTTACAGGAAGTCTTTATGGAACAGGCTACTGATATGAAATATTGGTACTGGAGCGTGACTGTTATAGTACTTAGCAGAGACAAAAAGAAGATTGTGAGTGTAGCTAATCGTGACGCAATCCACTGCCGTCTGGAATATGCTCCATCTACAAAAAGCAAGCGTATAGAGCATGTGTTTTATGGAGATTGGAAGATAGGACAACAGGAAGAAGATGATATAGAGGTTCTACCGCTGCTTAATCTACGAGACCCACTTGGCGACTTACGACAACGGGTAGGACTTGACCCCGATCCGAAAACCGGTAAAAAAAACAAACCGACTTCCGATAGTAAGTTTGCTATTATAACCCGGATGGCAACCCCCGGTTGTCAATATTACCCACGCCCCTACTATCTCAGTGTCATGCAAGATGCATGGTTGGATATATACCGGCTCATCGGAATCGGCAAACGGCATATGATTAAGAACACCAGTGCACCACGCACACAGATAGAGATACATGAAGACTACTGGGATTCGGTTTGCGACAATGAGAACATTATAGATCCAAATGCACGAGCTGAACGGAAAGAGAAAGAAAAAAACAATATCATAGATTTTGTTACAGGCGTACAAAACGCGGGGAAGGCTTTGGTTTCGGGCTACTATAATGACCCAAACGGCAAGGAAAACCGAATGGTGCGTATCAATGTACTCAATGATGCTGGAAAGAAAGAGGGAGGTAACTGGAGTGATGACATGAGCGAGGCATCGAATGCTTTATGCTTCGCATTCGGAGTACACCCAAACCTCGTAGGTGCAACACCGGGAAAGAGTCAGATGAACAACTCCGGTTCAGATAAACGCGAACTATTCACACTGAAACAAGCAGTAGAAAAACCTTTCCATGATGTGATGACGAAGCCCTATCACGTGATATTGCACTACAACAACTGGGCTGAACGCGCTACTGTTGACGTGCCTATGATACAACTCACCACGCTAGACGAAAATAAAGACGCGAAAGAAGTAAGTGGGAATTCTAACCAAAATACAGAAGAAAATGGAAATCAATATAGGAAAATCGGATTTTGAACGTGCACTGCCTGTCGGAACAAGCGCGCATGAAGAGGTCTTTGAAGGAATTGCCCCTGCAATCGAACAGGAAATAGCCCTGACAAAGCTAAACATTCTAGGAGATGCAGGAGAAGAAAGATTAGAAGAAGCAGGAAAAGAGAGTGTACTTTATCAAAGCTGCGTACACTATATTTGCGTGACAGCATTCCTGTCTGTATTACGGCAATTAGATCTAGTACTCACACCTACCGGGTTCGGCATTGTGAGTACGCAGGAGGTTAGTCCGGCTAGCAAGCAGCGTGTAGATGCGCTGGATGGGACACTACGTACTCGTCGACTGCAGCTACTTGGGATGCTACTCAATCTATTGAGATCACCGAAATGGGGAGAAACGAAACAGGCAAATCAATCTATTGCTTATCTCTACGACGAATATACCTTCTTCCTACGTGGAAAAGCAACCAATCTTACTTATCAAGATTGGAATAGTATGCTCTCTTCTATAGAAAGTGCAGACGAATACCTGCGCTCTAGGATTTCAGATCTGCAAATGGACGAAGTGCTACGACTATATCGTCGCAATGAGACAGAAAAGGTTCAGAAGTTCATTGATAAAATAGTAAGATATACAGACGTATTTGCAAGTAAAGGTATGTCTATTGCTAATCAGATAGCACTACGAAATGTGTTGAATATAGTTGATTCAGACCTTGATACATTCAATATCTATGCAGGGTCATCAGCTTATAAAGCCAATCATCATGAAAATTTTCAAAACACTAAGGAGTCATCAGCCTTCCTTTTCAACGGCTGACGGTTCGCTAGACCTTACCGCTCCGAAGGCGTGGAAAGACTTGACACAACAGCAGCTACATTATGTATTGACGTTGCTTACGACATTCGAGGATCATACGGTAATCAAAACATATATGTTCATGCGCTTTACCGGCATACATGTCGTCAAAAGAGACAGGTTTGGATGGAAATGTTTCGTCCGGACTACATGGTGGGGGAAGCGTAGGTTTTTCACTGTACAGGCTTGGCAGGTTGAGAGCTTACTTTCGCAACTCAATTACATCGATTCGTACGAAGACATTGACGTTCGGTTGGAGGATATTAAAGGCCTTCGTGCGGTCGATGTCAACCTGCATGGGGTCTGTTTCCTTGACTATCTGAATGCAGAAAAATGCTATCAGGCCTATATGCTATCACCGTCTGACCGCTATCTCGAACAACTGGCGCTTATCTTGTATCGAAAGAAAAATGGGAAAATGGCGAAACGTATCAAGATGGATGCAGCACAGCTGTTAGGTGTCTTTTTCTGGTACTCTCATATCAAATTAGTGTTGTCGCAAGCATTTCCACATTTCTTTAAACACGTCGATACAGACGATAGCTCGGAGTATAACATCATTGATGCTATCAATACGCAGATACGCGCTTTGACAGAAGGGGATGTGACTAAAGAAGAGACTATATATAATATCCCGTGTTGGCGAGCATTAACAGAGCTGGATCGTAAAGCACAAGAAGCTGATGAGTTTAATAAAAAGTTCAATAACAAATAATCATGGTAACAGAAGATCTTTTCGACATATTTGAATATATCAAGGATATTGGCAGTAAGAATAAGTTGGCTGTCAATAATAAGTTCAAGACGGTATTTTGCTCTGGACCCGAATCGATTCAGGGAGTAATGCAGCAATTTACAAAGACTGCAAACTTCATTATGGTAGATGATACGACTGCACAGAACACGTTCTCAGCAGGGGTTAGCTTCTTCAAGAAAGATGTTTATACAGTCTTCATCCTAGCCGGCTATCGATACGATGATATGCAAGATCGTGAAAATAAATTGAATCTTTGTCGACGTCTCTTTAGACAGATACATTCAAAGATGATCTTTGATAAGATACAGATGACTTATGATGACAAACTCGAATATCTCGAAGTCGACAAAATATACTCTAACGAGATTGGACGCTATGCTATGAACGGTGTGACAGGACTATACTTCATGGTTCAGAACGTACAACCGATAGAACTTGAATACGATGATACAGAATGGGCGGATTAAGCCACAGACTGCAGACGAACGACGAAAGTGGGAAGAGGGATGGACAGATATGATGGTACGTATATGGGTAGAGAAAATGAACCAGTTCAATCCCCCTATCAAACGAACCGGATACCTACAACAATCTATCAAAGGCAGCCACCATCCGGGTCCTAACACCTCTATAGAACATCGCTTTGCGGAATACGGAATCTATGTGGCTCATGGTGTTACTCCGTCGTTCGCATGGAAAAAGTGGACAAATGCACAAGGAGGTGAGAAAGTACCACGTCCAAGGGTGTCGGGTGGACATTTGGAAATACTAGACCCTCAATATCGTCATGAACATGGGCTGGACAGACCGCATAAGGTCGGCCCGAAATTTGGTGATACCGTTCCACCGATATTCCCGGTAGGGCCTCGGGAATGGTTTCTAAAGAAATACTACTACTCTATCAAGCGGCTGCAAGAGTATGAGGCGAAATCGATGGGTACAGAATATCAGGGAGTAATCTCTAATGCGCTCGACATGATGTTTAATGGCTTTGACAGCATTATCGGAAGGACATTGTCCCATCTCATCTAAGTATTATTATAATAAGGTTATGTTTGTTATTTTTGCAATAAACAAAATATGAGTCAGACAGACGATAGAAAAGCAGCATTGCGCAAGCAATTTGAAACAGTACGAGACGAACGACGGGCACACGCCAATACCGCTGAACGAATCGGTAATGCCTTTCTATCTCTCCTATCCTATCTCGACGATGGTACACCTTATCTTCGCAAAGATCAAGATGAGGTAATGCCTTATGTCCTTACTTTATTAAAAGGAATGAAGATCGGTCTCGGAGAGCTGGGGATAGACTCTTTAGGCAATGCGAAACTTCATGAAATCATCATCAATGCTATCAAGAGCGTTGGTTTTGAAAAAACACTTCAAGGCTTCGGTGTTTGGATAGATGATGATGGTAAGGCGCATGGACAGATAGACTTTATCGAGGTCGTTGGTAAAGCTATATTTCATGAACTTGAAATACGTAGGCTGTCAAGTGTTGGAGGTGATATATCACTCTCTCCTGCATCATCGCGTATCGAACGTGTAGAGAAAGTCGCTAATGGATGGAGATGTTATATCAAGACTGACGATGGTACAACAGCAACTTACAATGGATGGAAGCCGGGGGACCAACCGAGATGTCAAACTTTCAATATCCGAGAGGGTATTTATTCAGGAATATCAAACAGGTATTATTGGCGTACTGTTGAAGAGGTAGCAGAAAAGACAGCAGAGCATGATGCTTATATTATCTTGTCGAATGTAGCGAACTTCTATGACCCTAACGGAACGGATGAGCCTATGCCCGGTGATGTCATCGTGCTATGCGGGCATAACGCCTTATGGGATCAAGTGCATGGCATCGCTAGCAGCGATAAGAGTAGGATGAATTATACGCAGCTCACAACAAGCGGCGACAGTCCTACGATAGAGATGTATCGAAATATCTATGATTTTTGCCTTGGAACTAAAAATATAGTTTTGAAGTTGTCAAGCGAGAAAATCACACTTCGCTCTTCTGCTGTGGAGTGGATGAGCTATAGTGGCGACATTGTACCCAACGTCATTCACATGGGCAAATGGCCGGCGCAGGGGACTACAGCGCACAAATACGAGTCATGGCAGTGCGATGGTGGTACGTGGCTCTGTATTGCAGAGAGTACGACAGACAGACCGGGCAAGAACTCGCCTGCTTGGAGTGCTCTCGCAGAGAAAGGCTCATCGCCCTACACGGTCATCATCAACACCGACCGGGGCAATATCATTCACAACGGTCAAGGCGATGTGGTGTTGACGGCTACGGTGTTGCATGGAGAAGAGGATATTACCGATACACTACAGCCTAATCAGTTCTCGTGGCTTGTGAATACACCGAACGCAGAGTTCAATATGGCGTGGAACAAGCGACATGAGGCAGTAGGCAATCGTATCACTGTCTCGGCACAGGAAATCGACAAAAGGGCGCAGATAGACTGCATCGTTAACATTGAATAATCAACAGAAAACATTTTTATAAATCAATAAAACAACAAAATTATGTCAACAGTAAAGGCAAGAGGTCAGATAACAATAGTAGATCTGAATGACGCGAAACAGGTACAGATGCGATTCGACATATCGGAGCGTGTACAGATATACAATCCCGACACGAAGATACATACTCCGAATTTCACTTCTGCTCCATGCGTGGTTAGTCCGAAAGTGTACGTGACCGGCAATAGCAGCAATCAAGTGGAAAAGCTCACGGCGCTTAGCTACATCGTTGGTGGTGTGACCGTCAATGCCGGGCAGACGAGCGGAGCATATTCAGTCGCAGCCATATCGGCAGGTGGCACACTCACTATCAAGCAGAACCTCACAGCCGGCAGTCTGAAAATTGTTTGTAAGGCAACCTATCATGATAGTGATACCGGGCAGGATACAACACTGGAGCATGAAGATGCTATTGTCCGTTCATCCAGTGCCGGAGCATTGTTCCAAGCTGTTATCACTGCTCCAAAGGGGCGTATCTTCGACGAGGGAAATGCGTTGACGTCTCTGCAGCTCGTTGCGAATGTCTATCGAGGGGGCACACACGATACTGATGGATTGAACTTTAAATGGGAGAAGTTCGTTGCTACAGGTGGCGGAACATGGCAGGCAGTGACTACAGGTATCTCGACAGTTAACGGTACCAGTACGTTGACAGTAGGTGTCAATGATGTGCTGAACTTTCAATCCTACCGTGTCGTTGTCACGGATGGTAGCGACAGGGCGGAAGCTATCGAGACGCTTGAAGATAAGACTGACCCTTACACCGTCGAGGTGGTAAGCACGACCGGTGACAAGATAGTCAATGGGCAGGGAAACACGCAGCTCATGGCACGTGTGTATCGCGGTGCAACGAAGATTGAGGATGAGACTACTCCGCAGAGTTCCCGGAAGTTCACGTGTACGTGGTTCAAGTACGATAAGAACGGTAACAAGGCGAACTGGGCAGGAACAGCGAGCAACGTCAAGACAGGGAATCCTATCACTGTCGCAGCAAATGAGATTGACCAAAAGGCAACATTTTTCTGCGAGGTTTCGCAATAATCATCAAATTGAAAACTTATGACAAAGGTTATAGGTAGAGGCAGAATCACGGTGGCAGAGGTGCATGATGGTGATGATGCTTATCAGGTGATAGTCAATCCGGAGCAATTGGTCTTCGATACAGCCAACGACGGATTCGTAACAAGCTCGGCGCTAGCGGCCAGTCCGATAACGGTCATGATTCATCAAGGCAGTATGGACAGACTCCCTTCTAGTGTCGAGATTGACAATGCGAACTGTGAGAATTGCGCTGCGAAAGTAGTTGGTAATATCGTTACTTTGACTAAAATTTTAACAGATACAACCACAAAGCGTAGTGCCGGGCGCGGATATGTCGGTATCAAGGCGACACTGGAAGGACGAATGTTCTCTGCAAAGATTCCGTTCGCTGTGAACTTTCATACCGTCATGGCAGAATGGATAAGTAAACAGGACGAACTAGGTGGAATTGTGAAAAGCGTTAGAGAAGATTTCAATGGCTATAAGAGCAAGACTGAAACTAAGATTACAGCGCTTGACGGGCAGATTGATTTAGCTATCAAGAAGACCGTGGGCGGTACTAATCTTCTCAAAGGTGCATCGCTAAGATGGGACTCCGTGAAGTTGACAGAAAGTTGTACGCAACAAGTTGTAGAGCAGAGACAGTCTGCCAACGCATCTGTACGGCGCTATAGTGGAACATCCGATGCAGCACATAATGGGCATGCTTTTGTCAAAGTAGAAATGCAGAATCAAACGACTCCTCAATACGGAGGTGTATTCTTCATTACATACGTCGAAAAAGATAAAGAGTACACAGTAAGTGCGTGGGTGAACTCTAGCGATCCGGCTAACACATGCCTCGAACTGTATATCAGTGATGCCGTAGATAAGCGCAAGAATGCAGTATGGTTCGGAAAAAACTATTTGTGCGACAATGATATTGTCGGGAAGTGGCAATATATCAAAGAGACATTCACAGCACCGAAGTCGGGATGGCTGCGAGTCTATTTATGGCTGCGCCGGAACGGAACACTGTATATATCAGAAGTGCAATTGGAAGAGGGCAACACGGCAACCTCATGGCATGACCCGGATGTTGATGAGCAATTCGCAGCTCTGAATCTGAAAGCTGATAATATCAAGCTCGGACTCAAAAATATCGGCATCAATATTGACGAGGAAGCGGTATCAATTATAGCGGATAAGTTCAGAGTGAAATCGGCAAACGGTACACCGATAGCTGTTTTCAAACTCGGGGTAAATGGTAACCCGATTCTGCAAGCTCCGTACATCGATGTCGATAATCTCACAGTGAAAAAGATTGAAGGAGCTATCGGAACTTTCAAAGAGATATACTCTTCAGAGGGGGCGATGCCAAATCATCCCGAACTCGCAATGACTATGAGATTGACTAATAACATCATTATGTTTGATTCTAAAGATATTAAAGCGAGGTTTGGGCTTGGAACACTGCCCGCCACATCCGGTTTCCCGGACATTCCGTTATGTCTTGATGTCAAGAATGATAGAGGGGGAGCCATTGGTGCTTACATTTCAGCAATCAGTAACGCGCCGGTATATGACTTAGACCCGTCGATAGAGGGAAGTCATGCTTTATATATTCAAAATGGCAATATATCAGGATTTCGTCTATACTCAAAGCGGTCGAGAGGTTCTATGACACTGTCGAAGATGGACAATGTTATTGTAGACTTAAACGAAGCTGGTGATAGTACCTATACCCTACCTAGTGGGTGCGAGGATGGACAATTCTATATGATATTTTCAACATCAGAAGAGATAAGTATCAAGACTTCGGGCATCGACCGGTTTAGCTATAGAGATAGGTCAACAACGATGGACGTAGACCCGTGGGACCTCACGTTCTTGGTGTATGACGCTAGAAATCACAAGTGGAACATGAGATTCGCAAGACAAACATAATAATTAGATTCATGAAGAAAATAGACTTTAGAAAGATTCACGTCACACAGATTGATGGAACTATCAAGGATTTAGACATGACCCAACATACTGCAGGAGAATTGTCTGCATTACAACAGTTCGCTAACTACATCTATAATAAGACGCAAGACATAGGCGAACTGGAATTTGCACGGAAGCTCTATAAGGCAGAAGAAGTAGAACTCTCTGACGTAGAGATTGAGACTTTGCGCAAGTATGCTGCAGAATACTTCAAGGCATTTGTAAACGAAGCAATTATCAACTTAATTAAATAACAACAATATGAAAGTGAATATTATCCGTTCAAAGTCGGAAAAAACAATCGGCATCTTCTATAACAAGTATTATCATCAAATCACATGTACGCTCGATGATACGGATGTCGCTCATGTGAAGATACTAGACCTCACAGACATTGTCTGTGAACTAGTAAGCAAAGACGTGATTGCACACAGAGTCGGAACACTGTTATACACCGATGGCGGTGCAATACAGGTACAGGGGATGGCGGTAGATGCTGTAGAGACAACAAGTAACGACCTCAAAGCTATCATCCAGCATATCGAGACCGGAGCGAAACTGGTAGAGACGTTTAGCTTTGAGAAACCGAAGAAGCCGGAGTCAGAACTGGAACCGGCAGAGTTCAAACCCGCTACAGAACATCCAGTAGAAGATTCAACAGCAGAGGTTAAGGAAGAAGAAGAACCCGAAAAGATTGTAGACGCATAATACTCTACGAGTCGTTACATAGTTATTATTACAGGAAATAGCATGGTACGTGATGTATTGTGCTATTTTTTTGCCCATATAGTATTTTTATAAGAGCCATTCACGATCTACCTTTGCTACACAATCAAACTGCAAAGGCAATGAAGAATAATACAAAAGAATGGATTCAGTATGGCTCGGCTATACTCATGCTTACAAGCGGTGTCTTGCTGGCATTTCTCTGCTTTTTCCTTAATCACTATCACATCAATGATTCGGTACTAGGTTATGTCGCGCAAACACTCGTTTACGCAGGCAGCGTATTTGGTTTTTCTATTTATATTAGAACCAAATGGGGCGAAGTGAAAAACTATATCGATGAGACTATTACTGGAAAGGAGTCAAAAGATGGTAAGTAGAGGTTATCGAAATTGTAATCCCGGAAACATACGCCTTAGTAAAACTCGGTACCAAGGCGAAATTCAGCCCTCAGCCGACCATGCTTTCAAGCAGTTCCAGTCGATGCCATGGGGATTCAGAGCTATGTTCGTGATTCTAAGAACTTATTATAATAAGTATAGATTACGAACCATCCGCCAGATTATACATCGATGGGCGCCAACAGCTGAAAATGATACCGAGGCATATATTCGATTTGTGGCAAAAGAATCAGGGATTGGAGCCGATGAACAGGTTGAATTCGAAGCATCCATGATGGTCAAGATTGTTGCAGCTATGGCGCAAATGGAAAATGGTGGCATTCCCTCATTATCAGATATAACAAGAGGCTGGTATTTACTATGATATATAGAAAACTCTTTTTCATTTCGATTCTCATCACCGGTCTACTAGTATATTCGCTGTGGACTGGTGAAAAGAGTCGGAAGTCAACTCACAAAGAATTAGAACATTTGAAAGTAGAGTTGGCACATGCTCGTATTGCTCCCTCTATCATATATGATACTATACGAGACACTGTCACTACAACAGAACAGGCTGTAACTACTTTTAGTAGAACAACCTATCGTAAAGAAATTGCTGATAAGGATTTACTAAAAGATGTAAAGCTAAAAGCTAGACAAATAGAGTCTGAAATGTCGATGCTTAGGGCTATACATGATACCGTCAGACTACAAGCACAGCATGACAGCCTGATATTCAAATATCAGGATCATTGGACAACTTTTCATCTATCCTTGCGTGACACGATCTTACAATATCGCATTATTGACAGCCTACAGACTCTTGTCTTCAGAGAGTATAGACATAGGTTTCTGTGGTGGAAATGGGGAACGAAAGGCTATAAGGTGAAAATCATTAATTTCAATCCAAATTCACATTTGCAGTACAATCATTATATAAAGGTTGAGTAGCTATGAACAATAACACACAGGAGTTTGTTACTATTGTCAAACTCAACGGACAAGAGGCGTATGATACTATTGAGCGCCTGAAAAAGAAAGTTTCCGACCTTACAGCAGCGCGAGACAAAGCTATTGCTGCAGGGGCGGATAGTAATTTCGTTAAAGGCTTGTCTAAAGACTTGAAGCAAGCTAAAGCGGAACTGAAGGCATACGATACTAATGTACGCAAGACCGTCGAGACCCTCAATAACCTTTCAGAATCGTCTATTGAGGACGTTAAGAAAGCTATGAGGGCGCTTCGACGCGAGATGAACAAAACAACAGATCCTGAGGACTACAAGCGACTCAACAGCTTGTTGGAGCAATGCAAAGACCGTGTTGATGAATTTAAGGACGCAGTCGGAGAGAGTAATGCAGAGCTACGAAAAATGGCTAACGAAGCGGAAATAGCTGCTAACGTTGTCAAAAATATAAACGGAGCATCAGTCAACGATCTGCGCTCAGCTCAATCTACAATCGAGACGCGCATGTCCGGAATGAATCCCAACTCTACCGCATACGCAGAACAGAACGAAGATCTGCTCAAAATCAAAGCACGTCTAGCGGAAATAGCAGAGAAACAACGTCTCGTTAATACCATTACAGATCAATACAACGCGGAGTTGAAAGCTGCAGGGCAAGAATGTAATACTGTCCGCGACAACACCCAGTTGATAGAACGTACGATGCGTAATCTATCAACATCGTCCGTCCGTGACTTGCAATATTCGCTTAAGATGGTAAATAAGGAGATGGATGGAATGGACAGGGGAACTAACGGATTCAAAGCCATGCAACTGCAGGCCAAGCGGTTGCGTACTGAGCTTGAAATGGTAAGAAGCGAGGGTGCTGCACAAAAGTCATGGGTGGGTAGCATGGCAGATGGCTTCAATCGAATGCAGAGTCTCACCATCTCAGTAATAGCATCTATCACCGGATTGTCTATGACTATTCGAAAGTGTGTGTCCGAATACGCATTGATGGATCAGGAGATGGTCAATGTTCAGAAATATACCGGACAGACAAAAGACGAAGTGAAAGAGATGAACGAGGTCTTTAAGAAGATGGACACACGTACACCTCGCGAAAAACTGAATCAACTAGCCGGGGATGCTGGTCGACTTGGTATTACCACAACGGAAATGGTTGAAGAGTTTGTCGACGGTGCAGACAAAATCAACGTCGCGTTGGGCGATGACCTCGGTGAGAATGCTGTAAGAGATATTGGCAAGCTTGCAATGATGTTCGGTGAGGATAAGAAGAAAGGATTGCGTGGCGCTATGCTTGCTTCCGGTTCTGCAGTGAACGAATTGGCACAGAACTCATCTGCAGCAGGAGGCTATCTCGTAGACTTCACAGCAAGAGTGGCAGGTGTTGGCAAACAAGCAGGGTTGACACAGCAACAGATTATGGGATTTGCTTCTGTTCTTGATCAGAATATGCAGCAAGACGAGACGGCAGCAACGGCTATGCAAGGACTTATCACTAAGATGTTTCAAGACCCTGCCAAATTCGCGAAACTGGCAGGAGAAAGTGTCAAGGATTTCACGACATTACTGAAAACGGATGCCAACGAGGCATTACTGAAATTCTTCGGTGCGATGAAGAATAAGGGTGGATTTGACAAACTGGCTCCTATGTTCGAAGCAATGAAGATGGATGGGGCTAGGGCTACCGGTGTACTTTCTGTGATGGCTGATAAACTAGAGGATGTGAAAACTGCACAGAATTTGGCAAACAAAGCTTATGCAGAAGGAACGAGTGTTATCAAGGAATTCAACACACAGATGTCATCAGAAGAAGCTTACTTAGATATACAAAGAAAGAAATTCAAAGACCTTAGTATTGAGTTGGGTGAGAAGCTATTGCCTGTTGCAAGATACACTGTATCGACTGCAGGGACGATGGTGAAACTCTTACTGAAGCTTACAACTTTCACGTTCAAATATAAAACTACTATTATCACTTTGACTACAGCTATAGCATTATATACAATTGCTGTCAATGGTTCTGTTGCTGCAGCCAAACTCACAGTAGTTTGGAATGACAAGGTAGTCAAAGGGCTGAAAACGCTCTATGTCGTTATGATGAAACATCCCTACATGACCGTAGCTGTAGCTGTTGTCGGACTGGTAGCCGCATATAGAGATTGGAGAGACGGCATCGTGAAAGTGAATCAAGCAAAACTTAGGCTTCAAGAAGCTAACGAAGAAGCGGCTAAAGATGCGGATGTTGAGCGCAAAAATCTTCAAGCCCTATACAAAGCTGCCACCGACAAAGCTTACTCCGACGCTGTACGCAAAAAGGCAATAGAGGACTTGAATAAACTCAGCCCGGAATATCTTGGTTTCCTGAATGCAGAAAACATCGGGACTGCAAAAGCCAAAGAGGCTGTAGACGCTTATTCTCACTCGCTAATTCTCAACGCTAAGGCTAAACAGCTTGCTGCACAAATAGAAGACGTACAAAACAGAAAGAAAGAAACACGGAATGAGGATTACTCAAAGTGGTATGACATGTTCCACACCGACATCAATGATGTTTTCGATAAAATAGAACGTAGTAAGAATGCCGTTGGTTCTCTTCTGTTCCGTGGAAATCTTAGTGGATGGTATGAAAAGACCTCTCTTGACGGCTATGCCCTGAATCCACTGCAAGCAGCTAATATCAGACGAAATAACGAATTGCAAGACCTTAACGCAGCAGAAAAAGCACTTAACAAGGAATATGCAAAGACCAACAAAGAATTATTAGAAAATCGTGCAAAATTTGAAAAAACTCTTAAAGATCTAGATACAGGGGGAGGTGGTAATGGTAATAATAATTATGATGGGAAAAAAACTGCAGCTGCAGAAAGAGCAAGCAAAAAGAGGGAAGCAGCTGCGCTGAAAGCTAAGAAAGAGGATGATAAGAAAGAGAAAGCAGAATTGAGTATACATCTTGCCGATCTCTCTACTCAATATGCACAAGGTCTCATTACTCATCGAGACTATCTTCATAAGATAGAAGAAGAGCAATTAGCAAGTCTTGCAAGACGTAAAGCGATATGGGGAGAAGAGTCTACAGAAGCTCAGCAACTTGTAGACGATGAAATGAATATCAGGCGACAGGCCATGGAAGCGCATCATAAACTCAACGAAAAAGAGATTGAGCAAGCGCGGATTGCGCAAGCTGCAAAAATAGAAGCGATGTTCTATGATGAAAACTCAGACATCTACATGAATGAGGATGCGTTGAATGAAGCTCTCTTTGAAAACGACATGTCGGCCATGGCCGATAGAATGGCGATGATGCAGGCAGGTACCGAAGAATGGTTCGACTTGAAAGAACAGATGGAACGAACCGAGCAAGAACATCAACTGTCTATGCAGAGAAATTATACAGAGATGCTGTCGCAATATAGGGAACAATGGGGACGTGGAGATGTAAAGATGCAGGAAGAAATCGCACTCAAAGGATTGGAGATATTACATACAAAAGGACTTGTTTCGGAAAAAGAGTATCAAGAAATGTTACTCAATATCAAACGGAACTACGCAGCCAAGCAGGCAGCCATCGACGCAGAGAACCATGGGGCCGGTTCTGCCGATCGTAAATTCAATGAAGATGTCAACACTGTTCTCAACCAAGCTCGCGCCAAGGCCGGTGACGCATCAAAGGGCGGTGATAGCTCATTCGGTGATGCGCTTTTTGGGAATGACATCAAAAACTGGAAGAATGTCAATGAACAAATCGCTATTATGGATAAGGAAGGGGTTATTACACACGCTCAAGCGAATGCAGCGAAAGCGCTGAATGACGCTCAATATCTTGAAAAATTGACGGATAAGGCACAGTGGGCGTATGGACAACTCAATTCCTTGATGCAGGCCGGAGCAGCTTACTCACAGGCTTGCGCTGATTTGGAGACTGAACAGATTAACAAGAAGTACGAACAGCAAATAGCTGCAGCTCATAACAACTCGGCTAAGCGAGAAAAGATAGAGAAAAAACGTGATAAGGAGTTGGCAAAGGCAAAGCAGAAAGCTAACAAGAAAGCTATGAAGATTGAGCTGGCGCAGGCAGTAGCTTCGACAGCTTTAGCTGCCATCAACGCGTATTCGTCAACAGCAAAGATTCCTATTATGGGTCCTACACTGGCTCCTATTGCTGCAGGCGTGGCCACTGCTGCAGGTCTTTTACAAATTGCAACTATCAAGAAACAACACCAAGTTGAAGAAGCCGGTTATTATCAAGGTGGATTCACAGGGGGAAACAACTACAGACGTCGTGCCGGGATTGTACATGAGGGTGAATTCGTAGCTAACCATCATGCAGTTGCCAACTCAAGCATATACCCTGCCCTACAGCTCATTGATCAGGCACAACGGAACAATACCGTTGGAAGCCTAACAGCGTCCGATGTGGGACGTGCCGTCGGTGCCGGTTCTACAGTCGTATCTGCTCCGGTTGTCAACGTACAAACAGACAATGCGGAACTTAATACGGTCATCGGCGCACTCAACGATGTGTTGGCTCAACTGAATATACAGTTGTCTCAAGGAATTCACGCTTTCGCAAGCATCGACGGACCGAACGGAGTGAAGCATCAATTGGATTTGTTTGACAAAATGAATAAGAACAGATGATACATTGCTTACTAAACGGAAACACGGCTTATCCGGATACGTCTTCAAATATCAAGGTGACGTATTCAAATCCGTATGTAGAAGACTCCGGGAGCTATACATATACTATAGCTTTCCCAATGGCAATTATGTCTAACAGAGCGATATTCGGCAATGTTGACAGGCAAGAGACTAGAAAAAGAATCCCGGACTTCTCAGATTGCAAACTCTACATAGACAATCGGCTGATTATTTGTGGAAAAGGAACCGTCATAGGCATTGCCAGCGGACAGGTAAAGCTACAGATAGTTGGTGGGAAAAGCCGTATCAAGTATAATTCACGTTTCGCATCTCATTATATCGACGCGATTGATTATGGGGTCAAAAGGAAAAAAGGAATACAAGGACATTTCGGAAACAACCCCAATGCTACCTATATACATGATTTTATCAAAACGGATTTAAGTAAGAGCAGTCTTATCGGAGAACCCGGCATATATGCCTACTGTCCAATCTATGATGAGACTCATGAAAGATTTCATAATGTGCCTTTTGTTAAAGACAATAGAAGTCAAGGAATAGAATCTACAGCAGCACAACCATTCCTTTTGTTTGTCGTGGAAAAAGCTTTGGCAGCAGAAGGCTTCACGCTTATTAGGAATGATTTCAATAAAGAACCATGGAACATGTTGCTTATCGCATCATGTAGATTAGGACTTGATATTGCTGGCTCATTACCTCATTGGAGCGTCTATACCTTCCTTGATGAAGTGAGAAAACTGCTAAACGCGACGTTGATTTTTAACGAACCGAACAAAACGGTACAACTTGTTTCGGGCAGTGAAATGTTATCGGAAGGGTATGTAGAATACGAATGTGACGACGATTTTAATTGCGAATATGACAAAGACGGATTAAGCAATCTTGCAACTTCAAACATACAATACAGTTTCGCAACTTCTAGTAAGCGAGATTGGAGAGAGGTCGTGTCTGCAGATATTCAAAAAGCATTCACGATGAAAGAATATGATACCCCTGCAGCTGCTGAAACAGCCGGAAAGGCTATGTCGACTAAGGAAAGACGTACAACTCTCTTCAAAGCAAATGGAAAAACATACATTTACGCGATGTTGGAACATAGTCCTGAAAGCGCTACACTTGTTGAGAAATTTACACAAGTAGGTTTTTTCAGTCCACTAATAAGAGATGCTGAGAGTGATAACTTTATTGACTTGAAAATTTCTCCAGTGGCTATGGCTTCTATTAAGTTGTTCCCCGATGATGATAAGATACGTGAGTTTGGAAGTGATATTCCAAGAGATATAGAGCTATGCGTCCCATCCATCTCTGTTGATAGTACAAATAAGAATAGTAATTCTGCGGATGAAAGTGGTGAAATTTTCGTTTCTGTCCAAGATGCCATGGACGGAAGTAGTATCAAGGCGGAAGAAGACACAGAAGCCATTATGCCGGTGATGTTCCTTAGCAAAAAAGCTTATAACACGTATATGAAAAGGGCTGTAGCGATTAAGGACACTGCTGATGAAGATAGCAAGGCCTACCGTTTCCCATTCGCATATACCGACCAAAACATGTTTCCTGAGTTCACAGCGTCAGGAACAGAGGCTGACCATGGGTCATTCTCTTTGATAGACAAAGAATCAGGAATTGGTAAATTCTTCATGGAGAAGATGTCAATAGATAAAAATGATTTGATGACTATCAAATTTATAACTGACGATATTCCAGATCCATCTAAAATATATGTCTTCAGGAACAAACGATATATATGTCAAAAGGTGGAGCTGGATATTAAAAACGGTTCTATCGAGCGACTGAAAACCGGATACTTCTACCAAATGAATTAGGTTTTTATATGATGTTTCTAGTGAGGGCAGCGTGTAGTGATTACAGGTTGCCCTTATAATGTTTCGTCTGTTCATGTACCGTATCAGTTTGCTTCAGATAACGATTCGTAACAGCGACATCAGAATGTCGAGCTTGATCCCTAGCGACTACAATACCCTCTGCATTGGCTAAATCTCTGATTCCAGAATCCTTTAAAGAATAGAATTGATAGGAGTCCGGGAAGTGCAGTGCTCGACGTACCTTCCCCCATTCCTGCCGGAATCGATTGACATATATTTGTTTCGGCCCGGGAATAATATCCTTTCCGAAAAGATAGTCGCTTGATGGATGCTCGAAGATACGAAGCTCTATCATCAACTTTAACAGAGAATCATTGAGAGCTATCGTTTGCCCCTTGCGATTCTTACTGATTTCTGATGATACATAGACTGTTTGCTCGGTTATGCTGATGTCACCTATCTTGATATATCGGAGCTCGTCAGGACGTATAAAAGTGTAATACTCCATCATACAAGCAAGATAGAATGAGGGCATATATTTATAAGTGTAATCATGCAGACGCTTAAGAGCATCCGCTGGGAGCGGGTCGCGGAACTTGTCGGTCTCCTTCATCATGTGAATATCCTCGATAGGGTTTGCTTCGATATATTGACGTTCTTTCAACCATGTACCAAGAGTTGACAGCCAAGTCCTATAATTATTCCGGGTTTTAGAATTGACGTCTTTGTCAAAAATAAGATAATCAAGAAAATCGACCGCAAACGTACGGTCAAATTGGTAGACATATTTGATATTCACATTAGTCTCAAGTAGATACAGCTGTAGTTGTTTGAGTCGACTTTTGTAATCGATAGCCGTTTTGTGCTTCAAGATGCCTTTCTGTTCTGCAACTGTGATATAGTCTGCATAACGCTGTACGACAATAGAGAACTCCGTATAATGTCGTGTCTTCTTCGCATGAGTGAAAGGATTCCAGCCGGCTATCAGCTTTTGATAGATATTGTGAATAAGAATGGAAGCCATAGTCTCACGTTCTTTCGTAGTCTTATAACGATCGAGCATATACTTCTTGCGTTTAAGCCCACCCGATATCGGGTCATATGCAAAGAAATCGACATACCATTGCTTCCCTCGATGAAGACGAGGAAGTGTGAACTCTATTATATCCTTATGCGATGTGAGTTTTTTGTCTGATAAAGACATTTTTTTACATTGTTCGCTTCGCAACCAATGCTAGTTTGTAACTCTGTTCCAAAAAGTGTCCGAGTCATTAATACTCGAAACGCTCGAAAGCCACTATATATAGGACTTTCGAGCGTATTTAGTTGCGGAGGCAAGATTTTTTCCTAGCAAGGTCGGAAGCCATTATTAAACCTATTATTACCAGTAAGATACGGACATCTATTTCTGTATGTCCGAATTTTGTCCGAGTTGCAAAAGCACCTCTAGACTTTTTCCAATTTGCTCATTAATCTTTTTTAAGTCAAAAATTCGGGCATCTTTCTCCTGAATAATCATTTTCAATGCAGAATTTTCCGTTTTCAAGACTTCCAAAGGATATTTTTCGAGCAGTTTCTCATTACTATCTAGCATTGCTGCAGACGCCCCTCCGTCCGAGTATTGGAAGAAATCTCCTATATTACAATCAAGAATTTCCGCCATTTTTATTAATTTACTCACTCGTATATCTGGTCTTTTTATAAAATATTTAAGCGTTAAGTGAGTTTCATTCCCCCACAAAAGCTTGCAAAATTGCCTATCTGTCAACCCTTTAGATTTCACGACCCTCAAAAGAGTTTGATAGTCAATTGCATCATGTTCATACCGCATAGCGTTTGTTAAATTCATAATTATCTAGGAAATATTATCCTAGTATTGTTGGATAATTAATATTTTGTTTTTATCTTTGCGTTAAATTTAGCGATAAAATTCAACTTAAACGAGATTATGAACGGAAAAAAGAAAAATGTAGACCCACGGGATTACTACCGGAATTTAAGAAAACGCGACAAAAGCAAGTTCCTGCAGTATCTGACTAACACGTATGGGATGAACATTAATACCATACGTGCTAAGCTTGCTGACCGTCCGCACGCACATCTCACTATACTGGAAGAAATTACGCTGGTTCAAGTAATAATATCAAATTCATGGAAACAATAGAGTTTCGTACAAGCCCTGACGGGACTGTATATTACAAAACAATCAATCAAGAAGAGAAAAAACTAACTCGCTTTTCGAAAGAAGTTATCAGCCCTCTTCTTGAAATCATCAAACATAGATTTCCGCAATGCTATGCTAGGCTTTTCACTATATATCCTGCTAAAAATAGTAGTATCGCAGAAATTAGTGTTCATCAACATAAAATGGTAGAACGTTTTGTACGCTGCAATTTTGGTGAACACGATTTGCTTACACAAGATATAGAACACGACATGTTGCACTTCGAAGAAGTAAGATGCCCTCTGCGAGGTGGATATTGCAAACACGAGAATATTATTTGCCGTCCAAAAGGAGTCGTCAACATCTCTCCTGCTGAACGAGTAGTAGTAAGTCTATACCTTGATGGTATGACCTTTGATAAAATCTCACATCTATTGCATAAGAGCCCATCTACGATCAAGACGCAACTTTTACGAGTCAAACAGAAATTAAAGGTAAAGAATTGCCGTGAGATTATACGCATCATGCGATTATACAACTATTAGACTTTAGCCATAATTATATGATGCCCGGCAGGAATGATTCACGGGCTGGATCTAGTAAAACATTAGGGACACCTGCCGTTTTATAAAATGAACGAATACTGTAAAACCTGTAGGTACGGACGCAATCAGATCAACGGACGATACTGCACAATACTTAATAGATATGTTGAACACTCAAAAACAAGCCCCTGCAAAGAAAGTAACCATCGAGGCTTTTGAAAAGACAATAACTCTTTGGAAAGAAAAAGGAAAACTCCCAGCGAATTTCAGACTTATACAGTATAATAACGGTTCTTTCCTTGGTCAAAGTGGAGAACATGTGTTTCTTTGGAATGCCTTTGGACACGCATACCGCTTTATAGTAGGAGGTGAAACCGTTAAATGCGTAATTTGTGACAAGACCGGAACTCCCTCTATTCAAGAGGCAATGCTGAGCGAAAGATGTAATGAGTTGGATATTTGCTCCGATTCTAAGATGTATTTTGAGACTAACAAAAGCTAGGTTAGCTTTGCAATAATTAAGTAAGAACGATATGATTAAGGCTGAAGACGTTTTCGAGGCAACCAACGGTGGACTGGATATTATTCTTAATATATATCCGCAGGCAAGAGTCTGTGTCGATACGAAAAACAAGCATTTCGCAATCAGAAACGAACGTACACCTTCTGCCTGTTTGAGGGAATACAATTCTGAAAGGTATGGAAAAATATGGCAAGTAACAGACTTCGGTGGCGAAGGGCGTGGAGAAAATGCCATCTCGATTTACATGCGCGAGAATGGTATAGACAGGTCTCGATATAACGAAGCTCTATTGCAACTAGCTAGCCAGTATGGCGTTAAGGATGAGCTATCATATACAATCAACAAGCCAACATTCAAAGAACGGGAAGCTAATCAAGAAGAACAAGATGGCTCCCGAAACTTTGAGTTAAATGAAAAAATGACAGCTGAAGAGCTGGCCATCTTAGGACCAAAAGTGACGCAAGCAGATGTAGAAGCGCTGCACTGGTATTCTGTGAAGTGGATATCAACAGTCAAAGATAGAAAGGTGAAAATCAAATACTCAAACGAGCATTACCCCATCTTCTTGCGTGAATGCATGATACGGCCAGCTCAAGGCGATGAACCAGAAGAAAAATTCTATAAGATATACGAGCCTCTGAATTGTGATAAAGGATTTCGCTTTAGCTATACACCTGCAGGGAAAAAACCACAACATTACGTGAACGGTCTCTCAGAACTGAAAGCCGCTTATCACGAAATGAATCGTAAAGAAGAGCAAGAATGGCAACGAACACATGATGACGATAAGCCTTACAAAGAAAAGAAGCTCAAAGAAGCTTTTATCTGTTCTGGAGAGAGAGACAGCTTATGCTGCCACTCCATGGGCTATCATCCGCTGTGGTTCAATTCTGAGACATATAAATTAAGCGTCGAAGAGTACCGAGAGATCATGAAATATGTCGAAGTTCTATACAATATCCCGGACATCGACGAAACAGGGCGCAGAAAAGGAAAAGAACTGGCCTTACGCTTTATTGACATTCATACAATTTGGCTGCCGGACTGGCTTGAAAACTATCACGACAAACGAGGGAACTCGCGTAAAGACCTCCGCGACTGGATGGAACTTAGAAGTCAGAAAGCTGATTTCAGGAACCTTATGGAGTTGGCCATCCCTGCACGTTTTTGGACAGAGCAGATGGATAAAAACGGAAAAACGAAGTATGAAATTGATACGGAATGCTTATACAACTTCCTACATCTGAACGGCTTCAACGCACTACGTGATGACACGACAGATCTCATTCAGCTCGTACATATAAATGGTAATATCGTGAAGCGCACTTCGGTACGAGAAATGCGTGACTTCGTGACATTGTGGGCAAGAAACTTCCATCAAAAACGTGGAGTTAGAAACTTGATTCTCAACAGCCCGAAGTTAACCGGACCATCCTTGGAATCTCTCTTCAGCATTACACTTGACTTCACTTCCTATACAAAGAATAGTCAACTTTTCTTTTTCCCAAACAAAACCGTCGAGGTGACTCGCGACGGGTATAAGGAATATGAGCCCGGAGCGGATGATATGCACAACTACGTATGGGAAGAGAATGTTATCGGGCACCAGTACAAGAAGATGGATGATATGTTTGAAATCATACGCAGTGTTGACGAGAATGGTCGGCCAACGTTCGATATTGTCATCAAAAATGTGAAAAGCCACTTTTTTGGTTATCTCATCAATACTAGTCGCCTATATTGGAGAAAGGAGATGGAGTATAATTTCGGTGACGATCGTGAAGCAGCTAAAACATATCAAGAAGCACATATCTTCGACATCGCTGGTAAAGGACTGACCACCGATGAGATTGCAGAACAGAAACAAAGTCTTCTTAATAAAATATTCACCTTTGGATATATGCTTCATCACTACAAAGACGCAGCGCGAGCATGGGCGCCAATGGCTATGGACAATAAGATAGGTGAAGAGAATGAATGTAATGGCCGTAGTGGCAAGAGTTTTTTCTTCAAAGTTCTCTCTCTACTGATGAAGACCGTGAAGCTGTCAGGGCGTAACCCAAAGCTGATGGATAACCCTCACGTCTTCGATCAGGTAACACCGCATACGGATCTGATGCTCATAGATGACTGTGACCAATATCTGAAAACAGATCTATTCTATGACAATATCACTTCTGATATGACCGTGAATCCCAAGAATAATCACTCTTTCACCATTCCATTTGAAAGTAGCCCGAAAATAGCATTTACAACTAACTACGTACCTTCAGATTTCGACCCATCCAGCGAGGCTCGACTGATATATATGGTCTTTTCTGACTATTATCATCAACGAACTGAAGAGAATGATTATTTAGAGACGCGCAGTATACGAGACGATTTTGGTAAAACACTATATGACGCATTCTATACAGAAGAAGAATGGAATGCGGACATTAACTTTTGGCTGCAATGCTGTAAGTTCTATCTATCTCTCATAGACGAATCGGTCAAACTCATGCCGCCGATGAACAACATTGCAAAACGCAAACTGAAAGCCGTGATGGGAGCTGCTTTCGAGGATTGGGCATACGGTTATTTCTCACCTGAAAGCGGTAACCTAGACACTATGCTACAGAAAGATAACGTTATACAGGAGTTCAAGATTGCAGCACAACTGCCGAAACTCACCACACAGCGATTTACTCGCCAGCTGAAAGCTTTCGCAGAGCTATGCCCATGGATTGACGAGCTGAATCCTAGAGACCTTCAGGACGCGAATGGACGCATTCAACAAAAAATTGAAGTGGCGTTGGGCATCAAGAAGACAAAGGACATGATTTATCTCAGATCTAAAGAGGACGACAGGCCATTTTAATCATATCTTTAATTCGTTTCTGTAGGCGGAGTAGTCGGATTTCGGCTGCTCCGTCTCTTTTTATACACGTTATCACTTTTTTTTACAAACGACATGTTAGGAACAATACGCCCCTTAGCTTCCCCCACTCCCTCTTTCTTATTTTGTACTAAAACTTTGTGACTTTGTAACTTCTTGTTGGTTAAAGCCTTTGAAAGGCTAATAAATAAAGGGGAAAAGGAAGTCACAAAATGGTCACAAAATCAAGTCACAAACGGTCACAAAACAAAATCAATTTGTGACAACCACTTTTTGGTAATTGCAGTCACAAAACAACGACTCTCTACACAAAAATGTGACATACAAGAGGCGTGTATAATATATATTGATTATCAATGCGTTACGCCTTTTACACAAACTTTTATCCGGTCACAAACTTTTCTGACGAAAAAGAGTCTAAAAGAAAAAGAAGCAACAATAGAGAAGTCTATCACACTTATAATAACAGCGTTTTTTCTTTACAAAACATCATATTTTATAGAACTTTCCTACTCTTCTAGGAAAAATCATTTTTTTTCACTAACTTTACATGCTGAGAAAATAATCTATAACATCTATGAGCCAGTTTGTTACTTATATTTCTGTCAAACCTTTTATAAAACAGTGGTTAGAATATCATTATGGCAGTCCTGTGATGTTTCCGCCTATGAGTGCGGAAAATGCGACTATACGGAGATTTTTAATAAAGCGTCCAAATGGGAACAGACCAATAATAGGTGACGAATCTACTGTTACAATAGCAATTCCTGACTCGAAACAAAAGCCAGTCATTACATACAACTATTTAGGTAAACATGCTAAGGAAGCTGTCGTTGAATGTATAGAGGATACTTTTCGCATTCAGATGTGGAATGATTTGAACGATCTGCATGAAGCAGGATGTTCTATCCTAAAAGGGATACAAGCGTGGTGTGAAGCCAATGGTATCTCCACCGACTATGATTATACCATCAAGATGCGCTATCAACGCATGCGAAATAATTATTTAAAGAACGGAGTCGACCTCAGATTGCGCAAAAGAATTAGAGACAAAGATTAACTGTTAAAAATAATAAAATTCATATGGACACCAAGCCTCTTTTTGTTCGTAGCCATTCTTGGCCGTTCAACACTGTTCAAAAACTTTTTTTCCTAGCTTAGTATGAAAATAATGAAACTTGTAGTCGCTGTCGCGAGAACGAAGTATACCAATTTGGTATCATCAAAAAGAATTGGTATCAACCGAATGACGATACCAGATAATGTGGAATGGGAAGAAATTCATATAAAAATCCCTGCACAACTTACTATTACACATAAGACAGAAGAGAAAAGCGATATATATATTGCTCAGCTGAGATTTCTAACCTGCACAGATATGAACACACAAGGTCACTACGCGTGGCGCGTATGTCTAAATGGTGGTCAATATCTACTGCTTGGTACTGGAAATAGGCCATTCGCAACGATGGAAATAACGGAAACGTATCCGGCGGACGTGAAAGACAACCAGCTAAATGAAGTGCTTATCAACTATTCACACCCTCAACCTATCCCATATATAGAGGTATAAAGGTTTTTTTACAGGTATAACAACATGGCTACCTTTGTAATAAAAAGAAAGGTAGCCATGGATTATCAACTCGTTATTTCAGGAACTATTGGCAGTTGGTGGAGCGGTTGTTCTGCCGACTATGTCCGTTATGTGCTCAACAAGAACAAGGGAAAGGACGTACATGTCGGTTTCTGTTCACTAGGTGGCTTTGTCAAAGATGGTCTTGAAATGAATCAGGCTTTCAAAGATCATGGAAAGGTACATGCCCATGCTTTTGGGATGAATGCTTCTATTTCCACAATAGCGATGCTAGGCTGTCAAAGCATTGATATTGTCAAAGGCAGCTTCTTCCTTATTCATAACGTCTCGACTTGGATTGACAAATATGAGCAAAGTAATAAGGAGCAACTCGATAATATGATTAAACAACTGCAACAAGAGCGAGAAACGTTGAAGACTTTCGACGATGTACTAGCTTCCATGTATGCAGAGAAAACAGGAAAGACCGTGGACGAGTGCTTGGAACAGATGAAAAAAGGTAATTGGCTCACGGCTCAGCAAGCGAAGGAGTTTGGACTTGTTGATGAAATTAGAGAGGACAAAGCTGCCGAACAGACTGCCGAAGAATTGAACAACAGATACACCAATTTCTATTCTAATATATTTAAGGATGCAGGCATACCGCCTTTGCCTACCGATACTCCGCAACAACATGCTGTTACTGAAGGAATAACGGATAGCGAGGGCAATCCAACTAATAACTTCTTGCAAAAGACTTGGCAAGGGTTACAAAGCCTAATCCGTAACAATCAAGCAAATAACCAAAACAACAGCATGATTAAGATTTTTGCAAGCGTAATGACGCTCTTGGCATGCTCCGACGGCTTTCAACCACAAGCTGACGGAAACATCGCACTTAGTCAAGAGCAGATGAAGAAAATCGATGATGAGTTGACTTCACAGAAAAAGACTCTCGAGGAGAATGCAGCTGCAATGAAAGCAGCTAAAGATTCTATTGAGAAACTGAAGAATGAGAAGACTCAACTAGAAGCCGATTTGAAACAGAAGGATGAACAGATTAAGAATCTGGAAAATGGTCCTGCTGAAGATGTTGAAAAAAAAGACTTGAACGGTGAAGACAATGTCACTGCCAAGGATTTGTATGACCTTATTAAAGACGTGTAATTATGAGTAACAAGAAAAATGGAACCGTGACATTCACACCGGAAGAGTTGGCAACTACCTTTGTGCGCTATCGCACTCAGTTACTCCAACTCCCTATATTCGCGTTGCAGGAACTGCTGAAGCACACTAGTATCAGAACAGGAATTCGCTACAAAGAAGTTGTTTCACAAATCGGTGGAAACTTCGAGATGGGAAACTATGACGATGCGAAACTAGGAGAAGATGGTGTTACTATCAAAGGTCGCACGTTCGAGACTTTCTTCGGAAACTGCGTTGAACCTATCAAGCCTAACGAGATCTATCAAAGTATTTGGGGAAGTGACATCACCAAGGGAGACGGATTGGAAAAAGTGCCTATCACACTTGAGGTAGCAAGCTACATCGTTAAGAAAATTTGGGAAAATGTTCTTATGAACTCTTTCACAGCAAAGCATGACTCGTCTGACAAGAAGAGTACCGCAAAATGGTTCAATGGCTTCAAGACTATCATTGATAATGATATTGCCGGAACAAACGAACGTCGTGAAGTGCTTATCTCGAAAGAACTAGGTAACTTGCAGACTGGAACAGACTCTATTACAGAACAGAATGCAGAAGACCTTATCAAGGACTTCTACTGGGCTAGTGACGAGAAACTACGTAGACAGAAACTGAAGCTCTTTATCAGTGATATTGGTTACCATCACTATACGGAAGCCTATCAGACCGCGCATGGTGCACTTCCATACAACTTGTCATACGATAAGAAGACGCTTGACGGAGCGTCTAACGTGGAATTCGTACCGCTGTCTTTCGTACCAAAAGACTTCATGATTCTGACCCCGAAGAACAATATATTCTGTCTGTTCAATCAGAAAACAGCAGACGAGAAGTATCTCATCGAAAAATCTCTCAAGAGTCATTATCATGTCGATGTGATTGCCAATGCTTTCTTCGGAACTCAGTTCGAACAGGTAGATAAGGAAATGCTTTCAGTCTGGGAGAAGAACCCCTCATAATCTCTTCAGGGCGAGTCGTTCATGATTAATTGACCGACTTGCCCATTTATTGTCAAACATTCAAAATAAATTATCATGGCATATAAATGTACTGATGCGGAAAGTATCTATGTAGACCTTCCGTTCTGTCGTGGCAAAAAATCATTGCCCGGTCTTCGTGGTAAAGTATACGGTATCTCAAAACGAGACATCGTGAGCTATCCTACAATTACACAGAAACCGGCTAAATTAGCCGACTTCGTCACTTATACCGGTGACTTCAAATTGGCTGCAGATAAAAAATGGCATCAGGTAGGTCTGATTCCGGATCAGAGTCAACTACAATCAGAGTCTCAAGGTTCTTATGGATCCAAGACTTTCAAGAATACATTGAAAGTTCTCATACCCGGAACGGAAGAAGATGCTACAGGATATATCTGCGAAGCTAACAACGACGAGATGATATATCTTGCTGTACAGCGAAATGGTAAGGCGCGAGTGCTTGGTTCTGACGCTTTTACCCCGATGTTGACTTTGTCTCAAGACAGCGGACAAAGTGCAACAGATACTAATGCAACGACGATTCAGATTGAAGTTACTGATATTTGTCCTGCACCTTTCTATCCCGGTAAGATAGAGACTGCAGACGGAAATATTTCAGGAGCTACCGGAATTGCAGTCGCAGCAGCTCCAGCTGTATCGCATGACTAAATTGTAACCAAAAAGGATGTGATGACACGCAAGGCATGGCCACGTGTCATACATCCTTCTAATTTATTAATTATGATAGACCATCAATTTACACTGAAACTGAAACATTGGCTAGAGGAGAAAGAGCACACAGAACATCAGGATATTATAGAAGGTGCGATGATGCTGTTACAGCTGAATAAGAACCAAGCCATGTTCAATACTATCGTACGTCGCCCTGAACGATTTGTAGAAAAGATAAAGTATGAACTGAATAAGTTCTTACCGATGCGCCTTGCTAAAATGACATTGGCCGACGTGAAAGAGCTTGATGACGAAATCACACCTGTCATAACTGCTGCAATAGAAGCAGAACCGGAAGACAACACTACGAAGATAGATGATGAAAAAATACTACCTCTTAGAGGTGGGAAGCGTACCGATCATGACAATCTACCAGTAGAGATTCAGAATATTTGGGGACATAATGCTGACAGGTGGAAGAAAATCAAGGAAGCATTCAATACTTGCAAAGCCCTCGAAAAGGTTTGCGATCGCTTTGAATATCTGATGATCCTCAAAGACCTTTGGTATAAATACAAAGCAGATTTCGACATCTACGACTCATATGTAGTGCCTTCTGATAATTCTGAAAACAAGGAAGCCAATAGCACGAACGACCCTTTGAAAGCCGCTAAGAATATCGGTAATGCAAGGTCGTACATTTCTAAGAATATTGATAAGCTCATAGCACTGCAGCATACCTCAGAGGACCCGACTGCAGGAGAAAATGCTATGATAGACTATCAAAATTTGCGAAAGAAGATGTACGATCGAGTGCTAGTTATCACCGCAAATGGCGAAGTGATTGGCGAAGAAGTGTTGTCAAAGCTGTCTGAAGCTGGCATTGAAATGAACAGTAACGATGAACAGGAAGAACCCGATAGCGAGTCTTCTAAATCCGCTCAGTAAGCAACCATTCCAGTGCTATCTTGGCACAGGACTACACTCTCTCGGACTGCTCGGTTGGATTCTTGAGCAGACCGGGAGAGCTGATGTTTATGTAAGTACATTTTCAACTTCTGACGCCTTCTTGTCCGGATTTTGGAGATTAAAGAAAAAGAAGCTTATTGGACATTCTGTGCTTGTTGCAGATCTGAAAGCTTCTCAAAAGACCATACAACTTTATAAACTGATGCAGAACAATTTCGATACGGTATATCTTTCCATGAACCACTCGAAGATTATGCTCATACAAAACGAAAAATGGACTGTATCGGTCATCACTTCACAGAATCAGACATACGGAGACCGTGCCGAGTGTACCATGGTAACAACAAGCCAAGAAGCTTTTCTAAGCTTATATACCGGCTTATCAAACATTGTTAACAACAAAAGCCTGCAACTCAATGGACTATTCTCAAGAATTACTGAAAGAAATAGAGACGAAAGCTGAAGAGATGATGACTCCAAAGGAAATCTCATTTCTATTGAATGTTGACGAAATCATATTGACAGATGACATCAATACGATTGGACATCCTGCTAGAAAAGCTTTTTTCAATGGAGTATCAACATCGGCCTTACAACTTCGAGAGAATATAAGAGAGGCAGCCATAGCCGGCTCACCTTTCTCTATTGCAGAATGTCAAAAGCTAATCATGAATCAGCTTTCAGAAGTGAACGTTTAATATAATCATGAGCCTACCTGTCAACATAGATCAATACTCTAGATACATCACACTCTCCGATGATGAACTTCTTGAACTACGAGTAAACCCGAAAATCCTCGAAAGACTGCATCGTCTTCGGGGATTGTATGCGTATTGGCTCCAGTTCCCTACGAAGTTCGATCAAGAGATCGTACAATATGATATGTCTATGTTCAAGGTAGGACGGGCGCAAGCCTATGATGATCTGCATCTTGTACAATTGCTGCTTGGAAATATACAGCAGGCAGGAAAGGAATTCATGCGATGGAAGATCAATAAAGACTTAGAAGAAGACTTGAAGAAAGCTAGACGAGCCGGAGATTTCCGGTCCGTTGCTGCCATTGAAAAAAACCGCATCCTTAACAATCGTACCGATAAGGACGATGAGCCGGAATTCGAGTTCGACAAAATCGTGCCTCAGAACTTCGAGCCTACCGATGATCCATCGGTTATCGGAATTGAGCGAGTTCCTGATTTACGCAGTCGTATCAAGAAGCTCATTACAAAGTACAGTAAAGACACGATGATCGAGGATGCCGAATACGTAGAGGTGGAAGATGATGGAACAGACTCAACCGAATAGACAGTATTTCAACGATGCACAACTATACACGCTGACGATGAATACGCGAGACGAAGTCATCGTAGCCGGACGTGGACTTGGAAAAGGTGCCATACAGGCACGTCGCGCCCAAAGTTGTGTACAAGGAATGCCGGGCTCGATGGGGGGCTTCGTGGCGCCATCAGTAAAACGATGCCTCACGAATATCCTACCATCCATGCTCATTCATTTAGAGCGATGGGGATTCAAGCGCGACCTTCATTATGTAGTCGGGAAAAAGCCTTGGAAAAAATTACATTGGAAAAATCCGATCTTCACACCGGCCAACTGGGAGAATACCATCAGCTTCTATAACGGTTCTGTTATCAATGTCATTTCACAGGATAGAAGTGGTACGTCAAACTCAATGTCTCTCGACTATCTCATCATAGATGAAGCGAAATTTATTGACTTTGAGCAGCTCAAAGATGAGACGTTTCAAGCTAACCGTGGTAATGAGATGTACTTCCGAGACTTCCCATTACACCACGGTATGACCATCACGAGCGATATGCCAATTACAAAGAAAGGCTCTTGGTTCTTGTCATACAAGGAAAAGATGGATCCAGAGCTCGTCGAGGTTATCGAAGGACTGGTCTTTCAACTTTGGAAACTCCGAAAAAAACGTCTTAAACACCCTGGAAACAGCATACAGATTGACGAACAAATAGGTAAATTGCAGCAGAAACTTTCATTTTTCCGCTCACAATGTCTTTTATATAAGGAGTATTCATCTATAGAAAACTTAGCATTGCTTGGAGAAGAGTTTATTCGTCGAGCAAAACGTGATTTGCCTCCGCTGACATTTGCTACTTCTATTATGTGTAGGCACATTGGCATCTCGGCAGACGGCTTCTATGGTGGTATGCGTGAAGACGTCAATCTCTATACCGCACCGAATGAGAATGTCCTCAATTTGCATAACCTCGATAAAGACAACATGCCTGATGATTGCAGGATGGATAGCGACCTTATTGGAGATGCACCGCTATGCATAGCGTTTGATGCTAATGCAAACATCAACTGGCTAGTAGTAGGTCAAGTTGGTTTCGACTTCAAACTTCGAGTCTTGAAATCGTTCTTTGTTAAATATGAGCGGAAACTTCCTGAATTACTAGAAGATTTCATGAGTTATTATCGCTATCACAGGCGTAAACAAGTAATTTTCTATTATGATGCTACATTCGTCGGAAACAATTATGCGCTGCATAATAATGACTTTCATAAAGAAATTGAGAAAACTCTGAAACTGCATCAATGGAATGTGCGTGCAGTGTATATCGGGCAACCTATGTCGCATATCGATAAGAATGCACTCATCAACCGGATGTTCCGTGGTCGTGCAAATCACATGATTCTCATCAATCGCGATAACAACCCTGACCTGCTAATTTCCATCACTTCGGCAGGTGTGTATAATGGCAAGAAAGATAAGCGTGGTGAGAAGCTGGCAGAGACCGAAGAAGATAAATTGGAGGCTCGTACTGATGGCTCCGACGCCTTTGATACGCTTTGTATAGGTGTAGAACGGTTCCCTGTCATGCAGATACGCGGTATCACCACCAATTCCTACTCAAAATAATTCTCCATAGTTTTCTTTTTTCATGATGTGTGGTCGTCTCCATTCGTGGGGGCGACCTTTTCTATTTTGCAGCTTTCAACCCCTATACTTGCTTCTATGTCATACCGCTAACCAAAACTTGTTATGTCAAATTCATCCTTTTACCTCTTTTTGTAAAAAACACTATGGTACATTGATGCCAACGACCAAGAATATGACTGATACGATACCGATGCTTCTACCTAAGACTGTCATGATTTCAAGAAAAAGAGAGGCAACCCCAACCATCTCTACTTACAAGTTCTATATGTCTACTCACTGTGTCTGTCCTCGTTATGACCATTGATTGACCTCTGATTCCGTCTGTTGTTATCATTGCATTTTGATATTGTCGCACTTCTTATTTTTCCTTTGCAAAATTAGCGCACTCCCGACTACTGCAAGGGCACGCTCTGACTTGTCTCGAAAACTTTTTAAGAAAAATGGGCATAAGCCTATCATTTTTCCAAGCGTTGTTAAAAACTTTTCGGCCATCTCTTGCATTGCTGTCTTTCCGATTGCTGCTCTCTTATGCACGTAAAAATTAAAAAGTTCAACAATTAAAATTATACAATTATGACAACAACAACTATTTTCTCAGACGCAACTATCAAAGGCTTTCAAAAAGGACACAGAAAGAGTAGCATGTTTTCACAGAACGTCTATCAAGTAGAAGTAAATGGGGAAGACGGAGATTACTTAACATTTGAAATCATGGCAGACTCATGCGCAGAAGCAACTGCAACAGCTGAGCAGCTAGCAATGGATTCAATGGTCGATATTATGTACATCAATGTAACCATCATGGGTTAATGTTTCACTTTCAAAGAGATACAGTTATGAAGATTAATGAACACAACGAGAAAGTTTTAGAGAAGTTCGCAACTATGATCATCGAACGTATGAAGCAGATGAAAGCAGGACAATGGAAAAAAGGATGGGTCGGTCGCACATTAGGCGGCCCCCCATCAAATATAGAAGGAAAATACTATCAGGGAAGCAATGTCTTCTTGTTAATGCTAGACTGTGCAATGCATGATTACGAGCTTCCTGTCTATTGTACACTACGTCAAGCGAACAAACTAGGAGCGCATATCAATAAAGGCGAAGAGTCTATGCCGGTCATTTTCTGGGACTACTCCATCACCACGCCCAATGGCCGGAAAATCACACTACAGGACTACCTCAAGTTGTCTATAGAAAAGCAGGCTGAATGTACTAAGTTCCCATTCTTGAAGAGCTATCATGTGTTTAATATCGCACAGACTAATTTGACAGAGAAGCACCCGGACAAAGTTGATGAGTTTAGAAAGGTATATGGGAATGCCGAAAACTCTACAGACACAGACGGTATGTATGACAATATAGCTATAGATTCTATGCTGGCTAACGAAAGTTGGTTGTGTCCTATCGAATACACAAAACCCTCTGACGGAGCTTATTATCAGCCAAAATACGATAGAATAGTCGTTCCTATGAAATCTCAGTTCAAGACAGGAAAGACCGATGATGAGATATACAAAGACGGTCAAGAATTCTACGCTTGCCTGCTTCATGAAATGGTCCACTCTACAGGCATAGAAAGTCGCTTGAATAGACAAAGAGGTAAACGTTTCGGTGATAAGCTCTACGCAAAAGAAGAGTTGGTCGCGGAACTGGGTGCAGCACGTATAGGGCAAGCACTAGGATTTGACAAACGCATCCTTGACAATAATGCTGCCTATCTAGACTGCTGGATAGCAGGACTGCAGCAAGAACCAACATACGTGCTCACACTACTATCTGATGTAGAGAAAGCTAGCAAAATGATACTGGAGAAGATTGCTTAGCATCTTCACCTATAATATTACTCCTGTGGCAATGCCTCAGGAGTTTTTTTTTGTTCAAGCCTTGAAAGTATTATACACCCTGCCTACCGTATGTCTCACTACACCTTTGCTACGCTAACACCTAGCAAAACCTTGTAGAAATACCATAAGCAGAGCAGAACTGTATAAACCATCAGCGCACATATCATCACTCTATATACGCATTGCCGTATTACGAAGTGACAACAAGTGCTTTACTAGCGTTCCAGTGCCACGCAGGCAACCATGGCAACGTATCGAACGAGCTCGACACCATACCATGTCAAAGCAGTAAGGACAGTATATGTGTATGCAGCAATCGAGAATACTCCACGATTGCAGAATACCGAGGATGGCAATTGCCAACGAAGAAAAAAGCACAACGTTGGTCACGAACTTATAAAAGTTCTTTACATATACCGTTGAAGTGCAGGGAGGCAATTGCAAACCTTGCGTAGGGCGGTGAGGGCAAGAAACGCAGACCATTCTGCTTTTTCCTGTTTGCAAAGTGCTATTTGATTAGAAATCAACACTTTGCAAAATACGACCGTGGAAAACACATGCAAAAAACATGTTTTTTAAATCGGTCTCGCAACTCTCAGGGCGTTGAAAGTTGCGAAAATTGCCCTCAGATTTACAGATATACCCTTAAATCTAAGGGAAAGCGGTAAAACACCCCTTTTTCAAATAATGATAAAAAGGGATGTTTTTAGGTTTGAATATTTTTGACATGCGAAAATATAATACTTCAACATCAAAGATAGGTTGCTGCTTCTTTTCAAATTGATTAACGATTTTTGTAGACTTCGCGATGGATTTTAACGCGAAATATATGATATTCAGTAAATATTCTATATCTTTGCATATTATATACTTTAATGGAAAATAGAAATACTCAAAAAGTCTTATGATTCACTGCAAATACATGCCGAAATACATTGATGAAGATGTGTACTACTTGATACCTAGTATCAATATCTAAAATGGCGAGGAACTTCTTTCTTCGCCATTTCTTTTACAGATTAAACTAGATGAAATGTTAATCTATCACCTTTTGATGATTTTCTTTCTCTTTTATTTGGTTAATACGCAAAAGATTATTACCTTTGTAGTGTCAAATATAAAATGAGTCATATGAAGTACACAGAGAAAGAAGATGAGCTGATACAAGCTCTAAGAAATTACAGAAAGGCCTATCCAAACGGTGAACAAAATTTGGAAATCTACATTATGGGGTTGGTCTACGAGTTAATGGAACATGAATAAAGAACCGCTCTCCCTCGAAAGGGGGAGAGCTAAAACAAAGCAATATGGAAATAGCAATCAAACAGCAAAAAACAACCGTTCGACAGGTTCTTAACGATGTTTATGAAGAGGTAAACTGGGCATACTTGGCAAAAAATTACTTTGGCAAGTCGCGCTCATGGCTCTATCACAAGTTTAGCGGGACGAACAACGGAGTTGCAGACGATTTCAGCGATGTAGACCGAGAACGGTTGAAGACTTCATTACAGGATATAGCAGGGCGCATTATGCAAGCTGCTGACAGGCTATAACTCATTGCCTATATTTGACGAGAGAGGGTGTGTCAAAATTGATATACTCTCTTT